AATTTACTTATATCTTCCAATACTTTCAGCATACAACTTGATCCTTTAACCAATTTAAAACGTTTTCTGGGGTAGATACTTGATAAGGGACTTCAATAGGTTCTTGCTTCTTTCCGGGTTCTTCAAAAACTTTTTTGATTATACCATTCTCAACGACCATAGCATATCTCCAAGATCTATGACCATAAAATAATCCCCTAAAACTCATTAACATTCCCATACCTGCAGTAAAATCACCATTAGCATCTGCTATGTATCTAAGATTTTTAACACCTAAGAATTCCCACCAATAGCTCATAACATATCTATCATTTACTGATACACATATTATATCATCTACACCGTAATCTGTAAACTGTGGTGCCATCTCATCATATTGAGGAACATGTAATGTGGTACAAGTTGGAGTAAATGCTCCAGGTAAACTGAAAACAACAACCTTTTTATTTTCAAAATCTTCTGAAGTATTTCTTGCTCTTGAGTCTATACGTCTCATTTGAACAGTAGTACCATCTTCCTGTTCTTCATCTTCATACCACACTTTTATATTATCGATATACTCTGTTGGAGGGGCATACATATTTTCCATAGAAAGTCTATCTTCAACTATGACAGTCATATTAATTTACCTCTATTTGTTCGTGAATATATTTCATGACATTCTCAGGACTTGAAACATCATACGGATCTTCTTCATGATTATCTTCTTTACCAGGTTCAACAAACATCTTCTCGATAACACAGTCATTTACAATCATAGCATATCTCCAAGATCTTTCACCAAAACCAAGATTGTCCTTCTTTACCATCATTCCCATTTCTGTAGTAAATACACCAGATCCATCAGGAATCATCTTAACATTTTTAACTTCAAGCTTCTGTGCCCATTGATTCATAACAAATGCATCATTAACAGAAATACAATAGATCTCATCAATACCTTCATCTTTAAATGATGATGCTAATCTTTCAAAACCTGGTAGTTGATAAGCAGAACATGTTGGTGTAAATGCACCAGGTAAACTAAACAAAATTACTTTTTTATTTGCAAAGTAATCTGCTGTTGATACATCTTGCCAACGATATGGATTTTCACCTTCAACACTTTCATCTCTTACTCGTGTTTTAAATGTAACATCAGGAACTTCTTGTCCTTCTCTTTTTACACCTGAAACTGGAAATGGCCATGCTGCTGGTGTAGATAAATCATTTTCTTTTTCCATTTTACCTCCTATTTAAATTCACACTGCACCATAATTTCTGTTAAACATGCAGCAATATTAATTTCCTGATCTGCAACAAATGCCGCTTGATATTGATATTTAGCAAGTATCAATACGAGTTGTGGTACTGATGATGGCTTTAAAAACACCGTTGCAGTATCATATAATTTTCTGAAGAAAGTTGCTTGATCATAATCAGAATTTTCTCCAACCCATTTACGAACACTTGTAAAATTCTTTTCTTTCATATCATTGAGTACACCTTTTATTGATGCACCTTCAAGATCTGTAAGAATACCACTATCAATTTTACCAGTTGCACTATAACGTTGCAATTCATTTATTATTCTTCTCCAATCAGGAAAATACTTTTGAATGAATGCAACTACAGCTTTTTCGTTATATTCAATATTTTCTTTTTCTAAAATATCTTTTGTTCTTTTGAAAAACTCAGATGCAATCTTCGGTCTTTCATTCTTTGGTAAATTAAATTCAACAACAGAACATCGAGAATGAAGTGGTTCAATAATTTTGTTTTTAAAATTACATGTAAGAATAAACCCACAATTTTTAGAATATTCTTCCATAAAATTGCGGAGAGCTGGTTGAGTAGAATTTGCGTTTAAGTAGTCAGCCTCATCAAGGATAACATACTTTCTTCCACCAGAAAGAGAGACAGTCGATGCAAAGTTTCTAATCTCAATTCTTAATGTGTCTATGTTCCCGTTCATAGAACCATTAATTATGATATAATCACAACCCAATTGTTCCAGCATTGCGCGTGCAACGGTTGTTTTACCAATACCAGCTCTACCACAAAGAAGTAGATTTGGAATATTCTTTTGTTGTACAAACTGTTGAAATACTTTACTTAATTCTTTTGGTAATATAGTATCACTAATAGTCTTAGGTCGATATTTTTCAACCCATAAAAACTGGTCATTCATAAGCCCCTCCTAAAGATTTGAAGTTGCTTCAACTGCTATATAATACTCTATATCACTACCTGTGAATTTAGCAAGTCCTTTACAAATTTGTACTTCATAATCACCACTTAAAAGTTTTAAGTTTTCTGCACGAAATATTGCATTAAAGTCTTTATCATGAGTGCCTACAACTTCACTATACAAATGACCAGTTTTGTTTTTTGAATCTGTAGCACTTATTGTGACTTCACCACCAGAACATTTAACTTCAATTTCAGGAAGTTTGAATATACCTAAACCTCTCAATGCTTTAGAAAATACTTCAGCAGTAAGTGTAAAGGTATAAACTGGATCTGGTAATTCAATTTTCTTTGATGGTGCAGAAACGATTGTTTCAGGACTTGCATATACATAATCGATTCTACTTTTACCTGATTTGATTGTCATACTATTATCATGTAAATCAATTTCAGGATCTTCGAATAATGATAATGCACCAAGGAATTCAGATAAATCATAGATTGCAAATTCCTTAGGAATATCATTTGTTAAAGTTGCTGTTGCCATCAGCGTTTTACTTGGCGAAATTGTCGATAACTTTTTACCTTCCTTAAATTGAATCGATGGATTAATCATCGAAAAGTTTTTAAGTATCGATAACATACGGGAATCAAGTTTCATAGTTTTCTCCATTACAAAAATACATTATATATTGAAATAAGCTTGGTGTAAACTTATTTTTTAGCTTTCTTCTTTTCACGAATATTTTTAAGAAGACCACCATCAGCAGTAGCAGATGCACCAATCTGAGCGATATCTACAAGAGAACCACCAAATACATAACTACCAACGTGTTGTAATCTAACCCATGGTAATAACCAAACTTTACCACCGGCTTTCCAAATATTATAACAGAACATGTAATCTTCAGAAAGATAACGTTTAGATTCTGGATCAATAATACAATCAAAGTATGCCATGATTTCTCTTGAACCATCAAACGCTTCAGTTCTTACATGATCTGGTTTATAACTTTGTTCTGGAAACTTCTTATCATACAAAGCAAATGTTGCACGTCTAATCATCATAAATCCAGTACCACCTTCACGAACTTTTGCAGGTTTATTTAACTGAATTTCTTTTGCTCCTTCTGCAGGATTAAAGACATAATCACCAACATATGCTGATAACTTTTCAGGATCTTCATCTGCTTTACCTAAGTTTACAGCTTGTACAATCTTTTCCCAAGATATACACTTCTTAGGATATGGACCACAGATAATATCATATTCACTTTCATCTGTTTGCATAGCTAACATTGCAATAATATCATGTGGATTAAATCCAATATCAGAATCGATAAACATCATATGTGTACAATCACTTCTTAAGAATTCATCACAACAATAATTTCTTGCTCTTGTAATAAGTGACTCATTAAAAAGATAATACAACTGTAATTGTATTCCATAATGTTTACATAAAGCAGATAAATCTGCAATTGAACGTGTATACATTCCTGCACACATACCACCATACATTGGTGTTGCAACAAATAATTTTTTCTTTTTTAATTCTTCTACTGGTATTTTAATCTGCATTATATATTCCCTTTCTGGTCATGATTATGTAATTGGATAATCGCATAATGAATTATCTTCATTAGATCTTTTCGCGCTTCACCTTTCTTTTTACCATATCGTTTTGCATACTTCATAATATTACCCATACAAAAACCGGTCCCATGACCTGCATCGATAATCATGTCAGTTGCTTGATATTTCTCAGTGGAGTAGTGTTGTGAGTATGTCGAATCGATGTAATCACGTATTTCATTAATAAACACATCTTCACTAAATTTATAACTTATTTTATTTATATCTAATTCAGATACTTCCATAACTTTTTCAAACATTTTTTCTCAAATACTTTAGAATTTAATTTACGATTTAAAGGACTTGGATGAGGCATCATAAAATGATCTACATTTATTTTATCTAATGC